GATTGATTGTGAACGAGCGTCCGAGGGGAAATCCGTATGGCATCTGAGCCGAATGATTTGGATGAAGCGCAGGAAGACCTTGGGGAGATGTTTGAACTTCCCGATGAGGTGTCTGAGATTGAGGACACTGAGGACGGCGGCGCGATTGTTCGGTTTGAGGAGGAGTCGGAGGAGTCTGCTGAGTTGGAGTTTTACTCTAACTTAGCGGAGACGCTGCCTGAGGGCGAGATGGACTCTTTGGCGCAGGACCTTTTGGGTTTGGTGTCGAAGGACAAGGAAGCGCGCAAGAAGCGCGATGAGCAGTATGAAGAGGGAATCCGGCGTACGGGACTTGGAGACGATGCACCAGGCGGCGCTCAATTTCAGGGCGCAAGTCGGGTTGTGCACCCCATGCTTACTGAGGTTTGCGTGGACTTCTCTGCCCGAGCTATTAAGGAGCTTTTCCCGGCAGCGGGTCCGGTAAAGGACTACATTGTTGGCGATCCGACTGCGGACAAGGTTGCAAAGGCATCGCGCAAGAGCCAGTACATGAACTGGCAGTTGACGCAGCAGATGCCGGAGTTCCGTGCGGAACTTGAGCAATTGCTGACGCAAGTACCGCTGGGTGGTGCGCAGTACATGAAGCTGAGCTGGGACTCTGGCAAGCGCCGTCCGGTTCCGCTGTTCATTGGTATTGACGACATTTACTTGCCGTACGCGGCGACGAATTTTTATTCAGCCGAGCGCAAGACGCACGTTCAGTACGTGACGGAGATTGAGTACCAGCAGCGCATTCGCTCTGGGATGTACCGTGATGTTGACTTGGCTCCGACGACGATGGAGCCGGACATCTCGAAGTCTGAGAAGGCGAACAACAAGATTGAGGGTCGGGACGACAGCGCGTACGACGTCGACGGGCTGCGTACGATCTTTGAGATTTATGTCATTTCTGACATAGAGGACAAGTACGGGCTGGCTCCGTACATTGTTTCTCTTGATAAGACGACTGGTAAGGTTCTCAGCATCTATCGAAACTGGCGTGAAGAAGACGACACGCTCGAGGAGATGCAGTGGATCATTGAGTTCCCGTTTGTTCCGTGGCGTGGTGCGTACCCGATTGGCATTCCGCAGATGATTGGCGGATTGTCTGCTGCGGCTACGGGCGCTCTTCGGGCGCTGTTGGATTCTGCGCACATTGCGAACTTCCCTGGAATGCTGAAGCTGAAGGGCGGTCGTGAGGGCGGTCAGTCCGAGCGCATTGATCCGACCGAGGTGAAGGAGATTGAGGGCGGCGCGTTCTCGGATGACATCCGAAAGATTGCGATGCCGTTGCCGTTCAACCAGCCTTCTGAGACGTTGTTCCGATTGCTGGGCTTTTTGATTGAGTCTGGCAAGGGTGTTGTTCGCACCACGATGGAGAACATCACCGACAGCAACGCCAACGTCCCGGTCGGTACGCAGCTTTCGCGTATTGAGCAGGGGATGATGGTATTCAGTGCGATTCATGCGCGATTGCATGATGCGATGGGTCGCACGCTGAAGGTCCTGCATCGTTTGAACGCGATGTACTTGGAGGACGAAGAGGTTAAGGAAGAGCTTGGCGAGTTGATTGTTCGCCGTTCTGACTTTGAAGGGCCGATGGATATTGTTCCGGTTTCGGACCCGAACATTTTCAGCGAAGCCCAGCGGTACGCGCAGGTTCAGGCGTTGGCTCAGCGTGCGGTGGCTTTGCCGCAGATTTACGATCAGCGCAAAGTTGAAGAGCGCATCCTTGATCAGCTGAAGATTCCAAATGCCAAGGATCTGTTGGTTCCTGCTCCGAAGCCGAAGGAGATGAATGCCGTCAATGAAAACATTGCTGCAACTCTTGGGCGTCCATTATCGGCGTTCCCAGAACAGGATCACCTTGCGCACATCCAAGTCCACTTGGACTATCTCACTAGCCCCGTATTGGGTGGCAGTTTCCTCATGTCGGGGACATACATTCCTGTCATTCTTAACCATCTCAAAGAGCATATCGCTCTTTGGTATGCGAATCATGTCTTTGAAGTTGCCTCTAGCGCGATGGGTCGGGACATCTCGGAAGTCCAGCGCGAAAAGGGCAGCCCGGAGCTGAAGCGCAGCTTTGACCAGATGCTGGCGGCTGCATCGCAGCGTGTGGTGCCGGATGCGGCGAAGGCGTTTAGCGCGATCCCGCAGATCGTTCAGCAAGCGATGCAGGTCATGCAGCAGATGCAGGGTATGGGCCCGCAAGATCCGAAGACGGCAGCGCAGATGGCGGAGACGCAGCGCAAGGCTGCTGCGGATCAGGCCAACATCCAAGTCAAGCAGGCGGAGTTGCAGTTGGAGGCGCAGAAGTCGCAGGCTGGTACGCAAGAGCAGGCGGCGAAGATGCAGCAGGCAGCGCAGCGTGAAGTTCTCAAGCAGGATCGCTTGGATCAGCGTCAGGCTGCTGAGCTTCAGGTCAAGATGGTTACGAACCGCGAGGACAACCAGACGGCGAAGGACATCGCTGCTGCGGAAGTTCTCACGGGTGAAAAGGTTGGTGTTTCAACGGGCACGGGTATTAACCCGTAGGAGTGATATATGGCAAACGATTACGTGAATCAGCACAAGATGCTGGCGATGGGCGCGAAGGTTGACGGGCAGAAGATGGCGAAAAGCGCCCCGAAAGGATTGAGCATGGGCTCAAAGGGAGTCAAGGGCGATCCCAAAGCAACGCCCGCCATCATTAGCAAGGGTAAACAAAACGCATGATTGAACGCATCATTGACGAATTGGAGTTGGCCAAGGCTCGCGTTGCACACGATGCGATGAAGCGGCAACTGGAAGGTAAGGATGCTTCGTTTGAATATGGCAAGGCAGTGGGCACTTACGCCGGGTTGCAGGCCGCGTTAACTTACATTGATCGTCTTCTCAAGCAGGAAGAAGAAGACGGAGAGGATTTCTAAATGTCAGCATTGGATGAGGCTTTTCCTAGTGTAGAGCCGGGATTGGTTCCGTTTGGATCTCGAGTTCTGGTGCAGATTCGCTCAGCAAAGAAGACTTCTGCTGGCGGTATTATTCTGCACAACGAAACTCGCGAAACCGAAATTTGGAATACTCAGATTGCAAAGGTAGTCACTCTTGGGCCGTTGGCGTTCAAGAATCGCAATACGATGGAGTCCTGGCCGGAAGGTAATTGGTGCAAGCCTGGAGAATTTGTCCGGGTGCCCAAGTACGGCGGAGATCGTTGGAAGGTGCCGTTTGGCAAGGACGGGGAAGAAGAAGCCCTGTTCGTGATCTTCAACGATCTGGACATCGTTGGTGGTGTGGTGGGTGACCCCCTCGCCATTAAAGCGTTCATTTGACACTAATGTCGAAGAGGTGACTTATGTCTGAAAAAGACCAGTTAGTTGAAAACGATGACACTCCCGAGACCGAGGAGTACGTCATTACCGAAACGCCACCTGAAGAGGCCAGTGCTGAAGCTGTTGAGGCAGAGGCTGCGGCTGAAGATGAAGACGAGGGCGATGAGCGTCTTGCCGATGCGGACTCTTCTGAAGATGAAGAGTCTCCGAAGGGCAAGCGTGCGCTGACTCCGGAAGAGAAGCGTGCCCAGCGGCAGAACCGCAAGTTCCGCCGCAAGGCTGCGATTGAGCACAAGGAGCGCGAGTTGGCGTTCTTGCGTGCGGAGAACGAAGAGTTCAAGCGCCGCTTGGTCAGCGTCGAACAGCAGACCAGCAAGTTCAATGTCAACGCGGTGGACCAGAAGCTGAGCGAGGCGCTGAACGAAGCGCAGCTTGCTGAGCGGATCATGGCGAAGGCCATCGAGCAGGGCCAAGGTGAAGATGTCACCAAGGCGTTGCAGATCCGCGATCAGGCTCTCGAGCGTGCTCGTTTTCTTCGGGCGGAGAAGGAGCAGGCGGAAAAGCCGCGCCAGGCAGAGAAGCCCGGCAAGAACCCGCGAGTGGCTGCGTACGCTAAGGAGTGGATCGAGGCTAACAACTGGTACGACCCGTCCGGCAAGGATGAAGACTCAGCGATTGTGAAGGTCATCGACCAGCGGTTGGCTTCGGAAGGGTTCGATCCGTCTACCGAAGATTATTGGATTGAGTTGGACAATCGGGTGGCTCGCAGGCTCCCCCATCGATACGGAGAGGATGCTGGCATGGAAACGGAAAAGCCTGCCCCCAAGGCAGCGGCTACTCGTAAAGGTCCGCCGGTTGGCGGGAAGCGTGAATACGCTGCCCCGTCTACCCGCAAAGAGGTGTATATCAGCCCTGAGCGCAAGCAGGCGCTCATCGACGCAGGCGTCTGGGATAACCCGGACTTGCGTCAACGCTACATTAAGCGTTATGCTGAATATGATCGTAACAATTCTTCTCGCTAAATAAGGGAGCGAGTTATATATGAGCGACGAAAGACTGAAGAAAGTTCTTGGCGAAGGGCGAGAAAACCGGGCTGCGTATGATCGCGTAGCAACTGAGAGTCGCGAACTCTCGGATGATGCTCGAGTTGAGATGTTTCGACAGCAATTTATTCAGGCCGCGTTGCCTGATTTGCCAAAAATTCCTGGTTATCACACTTGTTGGTTAACCACGACGAATCCTAGAGATTCTGTCCAGGCGCGTATTCGGCTTGGTTATGAGCCGATCAAACCCGAGGAGGTTCCCGGTTGGGAATACTGCTCGATTAAAACTGGCGAATGGCAGGGGTTCGTAGGGGTTAACGAGATGCTTGCTTTCAAGCTTCCGATGTCGCTGTACAAAAAGTACATGCACGCGGTGCACTACGATGCGCCCAATCAGGAAGAGGAGCGGCTGCTTGGTACCAATGAAGCCATGCGTGAGCAGGCTGAGCGTGCTGGGTCAAGTCTGGTCGAAGGTGATGGCATGTCGGCAATTCGGGAATCGTCCAAGGTGCGTGCTCCGCAAGAGTGGTAACTTGGTTATCTATTTTCAGAGGATATAATCATGCCTTCGACCAGTGCAGCGTTTGGCTTGCGTCCGGTCTTTCATCCGAGTGGGATTATCCGTCCTACCGCGATGACGATTGAGTCCGGATACGGGTCCAACATTCTTCAGTTCCAGCCGGTTTACATTGGCGCTAGCGGTACTATTGAAGCCGCCGCCGCCACTGAGGCCGCTATTGTCGGTACTTTCATGGGTGTCGAGTTCACCGATACCGATGGTCGCCGTCGCGTCAGCAACAAGTGGACCGCCTCTACGTCGGCCACGGACATCGTTGCTTATGTGACGACCGATCCGGCTATCGTGTACGAGATTCAGGCGAACAGCTCGCTTGTGATCACGGACATCGGTGCTCAGGCCGATTTCGCTAGCGTCACTGCTGGCAGCACCACGACTGGCCTCTCTGCGGCCATGCTTGATGCCGCTCAGAAGACGACTTCCGGTAACGAAATTCTGCGTATCGTTAATCTCGGCACCGAGATCGACAATGCGTGGGGTGACGCTTACACCATCGTTCAGGTCCAGATCAGCCAGCACCAGTTTGTGGCTGACAAGGCCGCATTCTAAAGGAGGACTAGAACATGGCAGTCCCAATGCGTAGTACTGACTTTCGTTCCATTGTTGAGCCGATTCTCAATGAGGCTTTCGATGGCGTTTATGACCAGCGCGCTGACGAGTGGAAGCAAGTCTTCGTTCAGCAGCAGGGCATTCCCCGCAACTACCACGAAGAGCCGGTTCTGTACGGGTTCGGCGCTGCTCCGGAGCTTCCGGACGGCACCCCGGTCACGTATCAGGCTGGTGGCGTGCTCTTCTTGCAGCGTTACGTCTACAAGGTCTACGGCCTTGCATTCGCGCTCACGAAGGTGCTCGTGGAAGATGGTGACCACATCCGTATCGGCCAGACCTACGCGAAGCATCTCGCGCAGTCGCTGATCGAAACGAAGGAAACCCTCTGCGCCAACGTGCTTAACCGTGCGTTTACCGCTGGCTACAACGGTGGCGACGGCGTTCCGCTTGTTGCGACGAACCATCCGATTGCGGCTGGTACGTTCAGCAACCAGCTCAACACTCCGGCTGCGTTGTCCCAGACCTCGCTCGAGCAGCTCCTCATCCAGATTCGCAACGCTGTTGACAACAACGGCAAGCGCATCCGGCTGAACCCGGAGAAGCTCGTGGTGTCCCCGTCGAACGTGTTCCAGGCTGAGGTGCTCCTCAAGAGCGTCCTCCGCACCGGCACGGCCGACAACGACATCAACCCGGTGAAGTCGATGGGCCTCCTCGCTGGCGGTCAGGCTAACCTCTCGCGTCTTACCTCAACCACCGCTTGGTGGGTGAAGACGGACGCGCCGGAAGGCCTCAAGCTGATGATGCGTCGTGGTCTGGAGAAGTCAATGGAAGGCGACTTCGAGACTGATTCAACTCGCTTTAAATCGACCGAGCGTTACGCGGTAGGCTGGACCGACCCGCGCACGGTGTTTGGAACGGCTGGCGTTTGACAGGGATCAGTCCAAGTGACTGGAGAGAGGGGGCTTCGGCCCCCTTTCTTTTTGCTTGACGGCGTTATAGAAAAGCCTAAACTAGAAAATAGTTCTAGGTGTAACCAGCCCATTAGACCGACCTAGCGGACGATGCACAGACTAATGGGCTACTCGTGCATGAGGTAATTTGCAATGGCGAATACAACTTTTACTGGCCCGGTTAACTCGCTTAACGGCTTTTCCGGCACGGTGATGACGGTGGCGTCTGCCACGGTTACGAATTTGGTTTGCACCTCGCTGACGATTGGCTCGACCAAGCTGACGAGCGGCAGTGCTGTTTCGGGTTCGGTGTCGGCTCAGTTGGGTTACATCCCTGTGATGGTTGGCTCAACGACCGCGTACATCGGACTGTACCGTAGCATCACGCTGTAATTTGTAGGGGGCTCCGGCCCCCTTTTCTTGTGATTGTGAGGGAAAGCAACCATGCGTCCTATTAGTTTTACAAGAGCACAACCGGCGGCAGATGCAGACAGTATCGTTTCAGCGCAGTCGCTGAGCGTTTCTGGTGCAATTACGTTAGATGGTGTGTTGGTATCAAACGGCGTAGCAACGCTTACGGTGCCTGCGGTTCTGACTGCGTACAGTCAGGCTTCTTCATCAATTAACTTTGTTGTGACGGGCACTGGTCCTGCGGGTCAGTCTCAAGTTGAGACGCTTGCGGTGACGGCTTCTGGCACGATAACGGGTTCGCTGTCGTTTGCGACGGTGACCGGTATTGTGGCAAGCGCAGCCGCAGCCTCTACCATCAGCATTGGTAACGGCGTGCCTGGCTACACTGGTTGGTTGCCGCTTGATATTTACACTCCGAATCAGGTGACCAACATTTCCGCCAAGACGAGCGGGACGGTCAACTACTCGGTGGAGTACACCAACGAAGATCCTTTTGATCTTAGCATTCAGCAGTTAGCGGTTGCTCACCCGAATGCGAGCTTGACGGCTTCAACCAAAGACGAGACTCAGTTTACGACGACGTTGATGCGAGCAGTTCGCTTGAAGATTAATTCGGGCGATGGCTCGGTTCGCTTCACGGTTGTTCAGCAGTCAACGAAGTAAGCCATGGCTAACGTCAAGATCACCGACCTTACGGCCGCGACAGCACTTGGCGGGACTGAGCTTTTTGAAGTAGTCCAGTCTGGCGCATCTGTAAAAGCATCGGCTCAACAGATCAAAACGTATGTTGGGAGTTCTCTCAACATTACGGGCGGTGTGTTGGGTTCGGTTACGATTAGCAACTCTGTAGGCAGTTTTAATTCCATTACGATTACTAATGGAACGATAAGCTCCGTCAACATTAGCAATTCTGTTGGCAGCTTTAATTCCGTTACGATAAACAATGGAACTTTAAGTTCTGTCACAATCAGCAGTTCTTCGCTTGGATCTGTAACGATCAGCAACGCAGTTGGTGAGTTTGATTCTATTACGGTAACTGCGGGTGCGATTCCGTTTAACACTATTACGAACCGAGCGATTGGGCAGTTTGAGTCTCACATAGACCAAACGGCTACATCCGCTAACGTTGCTTACGTTGTTCAGATGAACAATGCAGCAGCGTTTAACAGTGGAATTACGATTGCTTCCAGTACAAACGTGACGGTAGCCGCAACAGGCATTTACTCAATTAATGCCAGTATTCAATTTGCAAACGCTGATACGACCAACCACACCTCGACTTTCTGGTTCAGAAAGAATGGGACTAATATTCCAAACTCTGCATCTATTATTTCAGTTCCAAAGGTAGCAGATGGTGGTAAGACTTTGGCTCAAGTAACAATTTTTGAGTCAATGTCTATTAGCAGTTACGTACAGTTGGTTTGGTCTGTAAATAACACAAACGTTACTTTAGATTATTCGGCGGCTTCTGGATCTATTCCGGAAATACCGTCAGTCATCTTCAACATGCAGAGAATTGCCTGATGAAGGTCAAAGGCGACTGGGCTGACTGGCAGGAATTCTCTAAAGGCGGCGGTGCGTTCAAGACTGGCGCTTGGCAGAGAAAGGCTGGAAAGAATCCAGAAGGCGGTTTGAACGAAGCCGGTCGTCGCAGTGCGAAGCGTGAGGGTATGAACTTGAAGCCGCCGGTATCTGCTGGCCAGGCCAAGAAGTCGCCCAAGGCAGCGGCACGCCGCCGGTCATTTTGCGCAAGAATGTCTGGCATGCCGGGTCCGATGAAGGATGACAAGGGGCGCCCGACTCGTAAGGCGCTGTCTCTTAGGAAGTGGGATTGCTGATGAATGGCAAGTTAGGATTTTGGGACAGGGCATCTATTAATTTACTAGTCATTAAGGCAAACTTTAACTTGGTCAAGGGCCGTATCAAATTGATTGCGGCTAAGCTACGAGGGCATCGAAATGGGCGTTAAGTACGTAAAAGATTTTGAATTCCCGCAAGATGGCGGGTTTCATGTTCAGCGATACGCCAAGGGCGGTCACGTTCAGAAGTACGCTGATGGCGGGCGGACTTCTTATGCGGATTTGCAGGCTAGGAAGGCGGCGACGAAGGCTCGTGAGGAAGCGTTCCGCAAGGCCAATTCGGTTGAGGCTCGTGCTGCGGCGGCTCGTGCTGCGCGTGCGGCTCGTTCTGGACCGACTCGTAGCCTGCGTCCTGCTCCGACGATGACGATTATGCCGGTGCCGTACCCTGAGGAATCGATGATGTCCTCCAAGCCTGAGATGATGGCTAAGAAGGGTGGCAAGGTTGAGAAGGTGATGCGCGAGTACAAGGAAGGCAAGCTGCACTCTGGGTCCAAGAAGGGTCCGGTCGTAAAGAACCGCAAGCAGGCTATTGCAATTGCGCTGTCTGAGGCGCGTAAGGCCGGACAGAAGGTTGTGAAGAAGGCCGAGGGCGGGTACCAAGAGTCGCCGCCTGAGATGAAGTCTGAGAGCTTCAAGGAGGCTTTCCGTCGTGCGCGTAACGCCGGGCAGAAAGAATTTTCTTGGCGCGGTGATCGATACACGACCAAGCTGAAGGAAGAGGTAAAGCCTCGGGAAGAAGCCAAGGAGCGTGTCGCTGGCGAGCCCGGTTCAAAGGGTGGTCCGTCCAGCCGCAAGGGTCCGCGCCGAATGGCTGAGGAAAAGAGCGATAAGGCCGAGCGGCCGCGTTACTCTGGCGTGTACGGTGAAACCCAAGATGCGCTTTCGATGCTCTCTCCGGAGCAGAAGAAGGAGGCTCTGAAGGCCGGCGTGATGGGTGCGCTTTCGATGATTCCAGCTGCGCGTGCTGCTCGAGGGGCTGCTTCGATGGGTCGCACTGGCGAAGTGGGCGTGCGCGGTATGACGCTGGCTGAGCGCGAGCGTGACGCTGCCGCTGCGGCAAAGTATGCTGATCGCATGAAGAAAATGAAGGAGACGGCTCAGGCCCGATCGCGGATGTCCAAGGGGGCTGCGTACGCTGAGGGCGGAGCGGTTAGTGCGTACGGCGACAAGAAGGGTCCGTATCGTGGTAGTCCCAAGAAGGCGCGGGAGTTGGGCCGGCAGGATCGCCGCGACCGTCGTGCTCGCGAGGTTATGGAGCGTGCTGAGAAGTATGCGCCTGGCCTCAGCCTTGACATGAAAGCGAAGGGCGGGATGGCCAAGCACGAAGACGTCAAGATGGACAAGGCGGTGGTGCGCAAGGCTGTGCATAAGCACGAGAAGTCAATGCACCCCGGCAAGGCGCTGACCAAGCTTCGCAATGGCGGGGTTCCGTCGTACGGTCGAAAGCCCATGTATGGCGGCGGAAAGTGCTAAAATAGCCTCCGTCCAGTCATTGGGGTCTGCTTGATACGGCGGGCCGCTGCGCAAGAGGGACCCTAATGGCAACTTCCGGAACGGTATCGACAACTCAATTTACGACTAGGCAGGTCATTGACCATGCCTACAGGCGTTGTCGGCTGGGGGCGCAACAGATCACCTCAGAGATGATCGATGTTGCGAACGATCAGCTTTACCTTGTTCTGAGCAACCTTGCCAACCGTGGCGTTCAGCTGTGGTGTATTGAGAAACTGATCATGCCGTTGTACGAGGGGAATGGCGCTGTGACGCTGCCCCTTGGGACGGTTGACGTTTTGAATACCAACTTGCGCACGTTGGCTCAGGTCTCTGGCGTGGAGACTTCGACGGCGACGACGTTCCAAGTATACGTTGCTGGCGGCGCTACGGCGACGACTGTGGGTGTATTGTGGAGCGCCGCTGCCGTGCCGTTTGTGGTGGAGCAATCTGCGGACGGCGTAAGCTGGAGCGCGGTTGCGACTGAACAAGACACGACCGCTCCGACGCAGGGCGCTGGCGAGTGGTTGTGGGTAGACTTTGACGCTACGACGACGAACGTGTATTTCCGCGTTCGCGCTACGAGCGGTACGCTTTCGGTCTCGGACGTATATTTTGGGAACACGCCTACAGAAATCCCTATAGCGCGATTGAATCGCGATGACTATACGGCGCTGCCCAACAAATACTTCCTTGGCCGACCTTTGCAGTTCTGGTTTGATCGACAGATCGACCAGCCGGTGATGCGTCTGTGGCCGGTGCCTAATCTGGCTGCGACGACGCAGCAGATTGTTTTGTGGCGTCACCGATACATCCAAGACGTTGGGTCGATGACCCAAGAACTGGACATTCCGCAGCGTTGGTTTGACGCGATTGTTGCGCTGCTGGCTGCGAAGCTGGCGGAAGAAACTCCGGAAGTTGATTCGCAGTTGATGCCCATTCTGGATGCGAAGGCTGCGAAGGCTTTGGCGGAAGCGGAGAGCGAAGAGCGCGATAATTCTCCGATTTACTGGGCCCCGTCCATTAATTGTTACACGAGGTAAGTATGGGATTGTTTCTCGACACTCGTGGGCTTGCTTATGCGGCAATTGGAATTTGTGATAGATGCTCTCGCAAGTTTCCGATTGGTGAGTTGATGTCAGACCCGAACTCCCCAGGGCTTCGCGTTTGCAAAGATGACGTTGACCAACTGGACCCTTACCGTCTTCCTGCGCGTCAGACAGAGCGAATTACACTACCCTTTGTGCGCCCTGATGTGCCGTTGGAGTAAAAGACTATGACGACTATTCTGATCAAAAAGAGTGATACTCCTGGTGCAATTCCGACCACGGCAAATCTGACGAATGCTGCGGGTGGGGCGGAGATGGCGGTTAACACTGCCGACAAGCGCCTGTTCTCGATGAACAGCAGCAGCGCGATTATTGAAGTTGGGACCAATCCTTCGAGCTTGACGGTAGCTGACGCATCGGCAACGGTATTTCGCGCAGGAAGCGCGACGATTACAAATTTAACGGCAACCAGCGCGAGTATTACAAACTTTACTTTTACTTCGGCAACGGTTACCGGGCTTCAGGCAACTAGCGCAAACATTACTCGGCTGACTTCGGCTTCAGCTTCGATTACAAACCTGGGGTCAACCAGCGCAAACATTACGACGCTTACTTCTGGAAGCGCAACGCTTACTAATTTAGCAAGCACTTCTGCAACTATTACGACGTTTGTTTCGACAAGCGCAACATTAACTACTATTGCAGGCACTTCGGCAAACATTACGACAATTACCGAGAATACTTCTCCGGTCGTAGTGCAGACTGATATTGGTTCTGCCCCCAACGAGATCCCGCTTAATCAGTACTTGGGCACGATGGCGTACCAAGACGCGGTTGCGATTACGGTAGATGAAATTGTTGCGCTAAATGCGTCTTTGACTCTAGCGACGATTTCATCTGCTTCAATTACGAATCTGACGGCGACAAGTCTTGTTCTGTCTAATCTCAGCATTGCATCTGCCAATGTTACGACGTTGACTGCTTCGTCAGCGACGATCACCAATCTTCTGGCAACGACAGCGTCCATTTCTGACTTGTCGGCAACGGTAACGAGATCTTCTTCGGCAACGATTACTAACCTCATTGCTACGACCGCCTCGGTATCAGATCTGTCTGCTACGGTCTCCCGTGCGGGTTCTGCGACGATTACCAATCTCATCGCTACCACCGCTTCAGTCTCAGACCTGTCGGCCACAGTATCTCGTTTAGGCTCTGCGACGATTACGACTCTGGTGGCGTCTTCTGGAACGGTGACTCAGTTAACGAGTACATCAGCCACTATCACGGATTTGAATTCTACCAGCGCAAATATCACCACGCTGACGGGAACAACCTTTGGTACAACCGCGACCACTCAGTTGCGCGGAGCAAGCGCGAACATCACGACGCTTACTTCAGGTTCCGCGACAATCACCAATTTGACCTCGACCTCAGCGACCATTACCACGCTGATAGCCACCAGCGCGAACATTACGACGTTGACGGGAACCACGCTCGGAACCTTCGCCTCCGGAACGATTACCAATTTAAACGTCACCAGCGCCAATATCACGACCCTTACGGGTACGACTTTTGGTACGACGGCCACGACGCAGTTGCGTGGCGCATCCGGTGCGATTACTACGCTTACGGGTTCGTCAGCGGACATTACGACGATTACTGGAACGACGATTGGTACGACCGCATCTTCAACGATACGCGGCATTTCTGGAAACATTACCAACCTGGCCGTTACAAGCCTGACAATTTCCAGTTTGTCGCTTTCAAATGCAACGGTTACGTCGGCTACGGTAACGACGTTGACTGGCACAAGTGCGAATATCACGACGCTAACTGGTACTACGCTTGGAACGTTTGCGTCGGGTACGGTGACAAATTTAAATGTCACGAGCGCAAACATTACGACGCTGACGGGAACAACGTTTGGAACGACAGCGACGACGCAGCTTCGAGGTGCAAGCGGTCAAATTACTACTTTGACGGCTACCTCTTCAAACATTACGACGCTTACTTCTAGCAGTGCAACGCTGACCAATTTGACCAGCACTTCTGGCACTGTTACAACGCTTGTATCAACGAGTGCAACGCTGACAACCATAGCGGGTACTTCGGCAAACATTACGACGATTACCGAAAACGCTTCGCCGGTTGTGGTGCAGACGGATATTGGTAGCGGGCCAAATGAAGTTCCGCTAAATCAGTATTTGGGTGCGATGGCGTATCTAAATGACGTTGCTCCGGCGATGGCCGTTGGCACGGGCATTTCAACCGGCTCAAGCACGGTCTGTGCAACTACTGCTGGCCTAACAGGGACGCTCTACAGCGCCCGGATTCTGGTTGATCTGCGTGGCTTAAACAGCGGCGGTACGGCGGGAGACATCATCGGTGTCAACGGCACGGCGCTGCCCTGCTATATCTCGTTGCTTCCGGCGATAACGATACTTGGCGGTCGGATGACTTGCCTAGAGACCCCAGCCGGCGGCGATACGGACATTGACCTGTACTCAGCCACTGAAGGCACCGGAGTAGAGGATCAAGCAATTACGGCGCTGACAGAAACGCAGATCATCAACGCGGGGTCTCAAACCATCAGCACGATGACGTACTTTGCTGCGAACCCGGCTGCGAACACTTACTTGTATCTGGTGGGTCAAGGCACGGCTAATGCCACTTACACGGCGGGTCGATTCCTCATTGAAATTTTCGGGACGTAATACATGGCAATTCAAAACAATTTTCCGAATATTCGTCCGACGCTGAATCTCAACTTTGCGTTGTCTAAACGAGTTGACCCACGAATTACGTTTGTGCGATCAACCACGGCGACGTACTTTGACCAAGACGGGATTCTGCAAACGGCTGCGGCTAATCAGGGGCGTATTACGTTTGATCCGTCTACGTTGGATTGCCAAGGCTTGCTGATCGAGGAGCAGCGGACGAACTCCATCCGCAACAACACGATGCAGGGTGCGGTAGCGGGTACGCCGGGGACG